CAAGCGTGTTAGAGACTCGGTCTGATGCCTCGGATAAATCCAAGGTAGCCAGAGCTCCTGTAAAGGAGCCTTCCCGGGCCAGCGATCGGTTAGGTCGCTGATCCCGGAAGCCTACGAAGCCAAAGCCGGACGGCATTTCGCCAGCTCCAGTGATCGAGCCATAAAGGCCCGCACTGCGAGAGGTCGAAGCCAATGGCTCCAGTTTCGCAACGAGTGATGCGGAGATACCCTGCTGCATGAACATCATGCACACAGGCTCCATTGCAATCACACGTGGACTCTTTTGCGTATTTGGCACAAGAACAACCTTCACAGGTCGTTCCTGACCAGGGGTCAGATGAGAAGAGGGCGTCGTGCTGAGCCTCAAGTTCGGCCCAGCATATTCCCGGTATGGGAACACTGTTTCCAGTCGGTCCGTCCATTCGGAGAAACTCCATTTCTGATTCCCCTTAAGGGAATCGGAGGTGGATCCAGGCCCATGCTTGGGTCGGATTTCGAAATTGTCAATCTCACGATTGACAGCATCGAAGGTGTCGCCGAATAACATCGCTGACATGCGAGAAAACTCCTGGAGACCATCCGGGGTCCATTCGCCGTCAAGATGCTTCAACTCATCTTCGCACTCGAGGTAGCGTTGAATCGCGCGTCGCTCCCGTTGGGGAGTGCACCGAATGTTCAGTTTCTTGAACAAGCAGGTAAGCTGCCTGATCGCGATAACCGAATCAACGCATGGATCCTCGAGTATGTTGCCAGTACTGGCGTCGAACACACGGCGAAGGAAACCTTGCAGAAATGCAGGGAGACCTCCATTCCTCTTAAAACCGAGGAATAGGCCGGAGCCTATGTAACCTTGAGCAAGACTTCTCTCGAAGTCCGTGCAAAAGGTTGGAAGGGTAATCGTCAAAAACGATAACCCTTCTGTGTCGACGCGATCCGTGACAGTTTTGCAGTCACGGTGGGTGCTAACGCCATGTATGGCAGAAAGTTCTTCTGCCATCACCAGCCAGAGTCCTATCAGGCTTTTCACCTGCACCTCCAGTGTAGGAAGCTTGTTGGATCCCTAGCATGTTCAGTCCTCTTCATCACTCCAGTAGAAATCATCTGGACGGATGTAGTAGCACCCCACTATCCGGCTATTGAAGCCGAACAAGCAAGGTGCGCACAATCCGGAAGAGGGCTTAGAGTCACACAAGTCACGTAGAGCACAGAAAAT